TGATAAGAACGCCACACTGGATGCTTTTGAACCGGAAGGTGGATACGCATGTATGAGTATGTTTCATGGGCTTTGCGAATAGAAGTTTAATTCAAAACAAATTAGTAATGAAGAAAATTATAACAATAAAAATGGACCGTACAATAAAATTTAGAGGCAAAAGAATATACGATGAAGAATGGCAGTCTGGCTCTCTTGTTAAGATCGAAAAGGATAGATATGCCGTCATTCCATCCTTAAACGATATCGAAATAGGGAAAAGCATCGGTATGTATGAGGTCTGTCTTGAAACCATAGGCCAGTTCACCGGCTTGTATGACAAGAATGGTAAGGAGATATATGAAGGGGATATCTTATTCATAGGCAACGATGGAGATAAAAATATATACAATAAAGTATCCATAAAAGACGGATGCTTTGGATATATCGGGGAATGGAACCACAAAATAATGCCATTCTGTTATTACAATGTAACGGAAGAGATTGCAGGTAATATCTACGATAACCCGGAATTAATCAAGGAAGAATAAAATGGAAAAGTTCTACTATTATGCCTTTCAAAGTAAAGGCTTCTTCGGGTCCGGAATACGTTATGCTGATGATGGTTGTTTCAATTTAGCAGAAATGCATAAGTTTCTTCAGGAAACCTATAAAAAGCGATGTGTGATTACCTTTTGGAAGGAAATAACCTGTGAAGAGTATGAGAAGATGAGTGATTATTTAGAAGATGGTAGGAGGCGATAAAATGAAAGACTATCAATTTGAAGAGATAACATTTTGGCTGTCATTTATATCCTGTTTGATATCTTACCATCTGGGAATAGAATGGTTGACAGGAATTCTTGTAGTGGTAACGGCGTTAAACCTATTCTGGTCAATAGTGACTGCTTGGGAAGATGTGAAGGAGAATCGAAATGATCAAAGTAAAAACGAAAGCAATAATCGGAAGGAGGAATCATGAAGAAGATAATGTTTAACGATAAATTTTCCCTAACACAAGCTGTATTAGAAGGTCGGAAGACTATGACGAGAAGAATAGTTACTTATCCTTTAAAGTTTAGAGGTGTAAACGTTGCAGGATATTTTGTATGTAAGAGACCTTCTGGTGAAGTCACTGAAATATGTATGTATGACGAAGATGAACGTATGATTGATGGCGGACAAATTCTTCCCAAATATAAAGTTGGCGAAGTAGTTGCCATTGCACAAAGCTACAAGGATTTAGGGTATGATCCAGACTCATTAGATAGAGATCCCAAAGACTTAGGTATTCGTGGTTTTATGAAACATTCCGCAGGCTGGAATAACAAGATGTTTGTTTCGGCTGCTGCTTGCAAGAAACATATCAGAATCACCGGAGTCAAGTGCGAACGCCTACAGGACATATCGGAAGCGGACTGTTTGAAAGAAGGGATTATAAAATATACTAAAGACGGAACAGTTTTTAAATATGATTTATCAGACAGATTTGAGATGTTTAGTTGGCAAGATATGAAAAGAAGTCCTAGAGAAGCCTTTTCTGCCCTGATAGATAAAGTCTCAGGCAAAGGCACTTGGGAATGCAATCCGTTCGTGTGGGCTTATGAATTTGAATTAATGGACTAAGATTATGAACCAAGAAATAGACAATAACCTTCTGGCGGAATGCTTGAAGGCTGCAATGAAGGTAGAGTATATAAGCAACAGCAGGGAGCTTAAGATGTACACCTATGCTCTGTACAACGCTCATATGTGGGCGAGAAAAGCAAAATAAAAGAGGACCCCCGAACCACCAGATAGATCCTCTTTTCTCAATTAATAGTACAAATATACTATTAATTTCTAAACTATAGTACTATGTTTTCAGAAATATCAGAGCTAAAAACAATCAGAGAGCAAAAATCCAGATTGTCAGAAAGAGAATACGAACTATCCACCCCTATAATGTCTGATTTGAATTATATTCCTTCCATATACCAATGTTTTTGTGACATTCTTGATTCCAGGGATTGTCCGGGATACAAAGACAGTGTTCATAACAGAAAAAAGTTTATATTCATCATTTTATTCCTGTATGCTCCTAGTGTTCTAGCAGGGGGAAGGATGCCTAGGGGCCTTCGGGATAAGATTGCAGAATCGGTAAATATCAGCGATAAGACATTTATTTCCCACAATATTGAAACTGTGGTCGTTCTCTACAATAATTATAAAGGGTTTCGTAAGGATATAGAGTATATTTACAGTGAAATTGTATCTCATCTAAGAGATGAGGGTTTAATTTTTAATAAATAGAGATGGCAGCACCAAAAGGAAATCAATTTTGGAAGTTAAGAAGCAAGCATGGGCGTGACATGTTATTTGCCACCCCTGATTTGTTATGGGAGGCTGCTTGTGAATATTTTGAGTGGTGCGATAAGAATCCTTGGAGAGTTGTTAAGAATAAGACAAAAGGAAAAACAAAGGAAAAGGAGGAATCGCCTACACAGCGGCCATATACACTTAGTGGTCTAATGTTATATTGTGATGCTAGTGAAACTTTTTGGAGGGAATTTAAGAAAGCTAATCATGAAGATTTTTTGTCGGTCATTGCACGTATAGAATCTGTAATAGAAACTCAGCAGCTGGAGGGGGCTACTGTAGGAGCCTTTAATGCTAATATAATAGCTCGCAAATTAGGTCTTGCTGAAAAACAAGAAAGTACATTGAATGTAAAAGGGAGTATCCCTGTTCAAGAGTGGATAAAAGCTAGATCAAAAAAGAAATGATAGTGTTTAACATTAAAACTCAAGAAGTCTATAATCCGTTGTATAATAACACGGATAAATTAATAACTCTCATAACCGGTGGTCGTGGAAGTGCTAAAAGTTTTAATGTTGGTACGTTTATAGAAAGGCTTTCATTCGAATCTGGACATAAGATGCTGTACAGCCGATACACAATGACTTCAGCAGATATATCGGTCATTCCTGAATTTCAAGAAAAGATAGATTTAGAGGGAACTAATGATTTCTTTGATATAACTAAAAAAGATATTATCAATACCTTTTCAGATAGTGTAATTATGTTTAGGGGGATCAGAACATCTTCAGGGAATCAAACGGCAAAGTTAAAATCCATACAGGGGCTTACTACTTTTGTGTGTGACGAAGCAGAGGAATGGAATTCAGAAGAGGACTTTGATAAATTAGTTCTCTCAATAAGGCAAAAAGGAATTCAAAATAGAGTAATTATTATTATGAATCCGACCGATTCAAATCACTTTATTTATAAGAAGTACATTGAAAAGACGCACCGATTGATAGAAATAGACGGTGTACAAGTTCAGATTTCTACTCATCCTAATGTTCTTCATATTCATACTACTTATTTAGATAACATAGAAAATCTTTCTCCTCAGTTTATCCAAGAGATGAAACGTATGAAAGAGGAAGAACTGGAAAAATATGCCCATGTAGCTATTGGAAGATGGTCTGATGTTGCAGAAGGTGCAATCTTTAAACGATTCGAAATTGTAGATTCTATACCCGATTATGCTAAGAAGAGAGGCATTGGATTAGATTTTGGATATTCAAATGACCCATCCGCGGCTATTGAATGTGCGCTTATTGATAATGACCTATATCTTGATGAATTGTTTTACAGGACCCGGATGCTATCTGGGGAAATTTCGGATTCTCTTAAGCCATTTAGGCTAAAAGTAATATCGGAAAGTGCAGACCCAAGATTAATACAAGAAATATCAAACTCAGGCATTCTTATTTATCCGGTAGATAAGTCAAATATAAACTCTAAAAGTTCAATTCTAGCAGGCATAGATAAAATGTTAGAATTAAACTTGAAAGTAACTAGAAGGTCATATAATCTTTTATATGAGTTAAGGAAATATACATGGGATAAGGATAAGGATGGTAATTATATAAATAAACCAATTGATAAATATAATCACGCACTTGATGCTGCAAGATATTGGGTATTGGGAGAAGTATTAGGAAGAATCTTAAAACCAAAACAATACAATAAAGACGATTTAGGACTATATTAAAATAAAAGATATGAATTACATTGAGGCTATATTCAATTTACTGCGTAACAAAACGCTTAATTCTTTAGGAGTTGAACGGGATTTAATGAGGCTTATCCAAGACAGGGATATAAGCCAGGTTATCTCGCTGCTTCAAGATAGAGATATTGATGTAAATGAGGCTATTGCCGAGTACAATCCGGAGTTTCATAAGGTCAACAGTCGCCCAGATAAGCCGCGTAAAGGCAAAGAACCTTATAGAACAGAAAAGCTACCTCGGACAAGACAAAGGTATATCAATGAAGTAGAGTTATTCTTCTTGTTGGGTAATCCTATAAAATGGAAGAACGATGTGGAAGGTACAGATGAAGCGTTTGAGGCATATAACGAGTTTCTTCAGAATACTAGGTTTCACACAACAATGAGACAAGCAAAAAGGCTGGCCGGCGCAGAAACTGAAAGTGCAAAAGTATATCATATATTTAATGATAACGGAAAGCCGGGAGTAAAGGTTTTGGTCATATCCAAATCTAAGGGATATACCCTCCGTCCGCTTTTCGATCAATACGAAAATATGATTGCATTTGGATATGGGTACAATTTGAAGGAGGGCAATAGAACAGTTGAGCATTTTGATATAGAAACGCCATCCTACATATTCCGATGCAAAAGAGCAAATATTGGGTGGGAAGTTGAGCCGTTGGTTAATCCATCTGGTAAAATCAATGTAATTTACTATAAACAGGATAAAGCTTGGTACGGGACACAGCCTAGATGTGACAGGGAGGAACATATTGATTCCAAAGCCGCTGATACTAATAATTATTTTGCAGACCCGAAAGTAAAAGCAACGGCAGATGTTCTCCAGTCTTTATCAGATCCAAGCATGGTTGGGGAAGTAATCCAAATGCAAGACAAGAACAGTGCTATTGACTATCTAGCTCCTCCTGAATACTCTTCAATGAAAGATAGTGAAAAGGAAGACCTGAATAACTCTATTCTTTTCGATTCATTTACCCCAGATTTCTCATTCGAAAATATGAAGGGTATGGGAACACTATCCGGAGAGGCTTTAAAGCGTGCTATGACGTTAGGATACATTAAAAGGGACAATCTAAAAGAGACTTACGATATCCTTGTAGATCGGGAAAAGAACCTTATCCTGGCTATTATGATGAATGTTACCCATATCCATCTGAGAAACCAGTTATCTAGGCTGAAGATTACTCACGAATTTGCAGAACCATTCAATGAAGATAAGGAGAAGCAATGGGAAGCTATCGGTAAGCTATATTCGGATGGAATTATCTCTCTTGATCTGGCTGTTACTATGCTTGCTTTGACGGATGCTCCACAAGAAGAAATAGAGCTTATAAAAAGTGAAAAACAGGCTTCGTCAAATGGGAATACATCTTCTGAATCAGACAAACAGATCAAAAATGAGACTGCTTAGTCAGAAAAATCACGGGTGTTATACAAAAACAAGAGGAAAAATAGAACAAAATAAGGTTAAGCAAGTCGATAGGGCGTTTAGAGGTTCGAATCCTCGCTTGCTACAAAGTCGGACAAATTAAAATCCCCAGAAGCGGAAGTGTCCGAGCCGCTAATGGGGATAGTATTAACTTTATGTTGCAAATATAATGATTATGGACCAATTAACAAAATCAAGTACAAGTGAAGAAATCAAAGAGTATTTCAATGCTATTTTAAAATTAGCAAAAACGAGTGAGAAATATCCGGTTAATTTGGATGAAGTATGGATGCTGATTTATGAACGAAAAGATGGTGCAGTAAAAGCACTAGTTCGCGATTTTATTGAAAATGAAGATTATAAGCTGGTCCGCCGAAAAGCGGAGCAGGTGTCAGGGGCTAAATATGTGGATGACTACTATCTTACCGTTTCTTGTCTTGAATATTTTATCGTAAAGAAAGTCCGTCCAGTATTTGAAGTATACCGCAAAGTCTTTCATAAAACAGCCGAATATGCAAAACAATTGAAAGAGCCGACTATTAAAGACAAAATAGCAGTGGCGGACTGGCTTACAGGATTTCTCAACTTGAATGAAAGCAGCAAACTTGCCTTGGCAAAAACTATCGCTGAACCGTTGGGATTACCTACACCGGACTATACGCCATCTAAGGGGATATTGAAATCGGCTGGGGAACTTCTAAAAGAAAACGACTGTCCTGTTAGTGCTCAAGTATTCAATCAGAAAATGATAGAAAAAGGATTAATGATAGAGCTTACACGCACATCTAGCAAGGGCAGTCGAAAGAAATTTAAGTCCATTACAGGAGAAGGATTAAACTTTGGAGAGAACCAGGTTAATCCGAATAATCCTAAAAGCACCCAGCCGCTTTACTATGAGGAAAAATTCACGGAGCTGTTGATCCTATTGCAATTGAAACAAGCAGCATAATAATTTATTCTTCCCTTATGGAGTTATTCGGGCATAAAAAAGGGCAGCCCTAAAGCTACCCTTTCCCGCTGATTGGCGTCAACTTCAGTGTCGGACCGAAATCCCCTGACTTACTCTTTATTTATAAACTCTTGTAGCACCTTGTTTGTCTCGACAGCGAGTGCGGACATCAAGAATCCGTCTTTGCACATTTCACGTACTTGCCCGAATATCCGCTTTAAATTGGATTCCATGCTTTCTTTTGGATTATATACCACTTTTTCTTTCCCGTAAGGTATCAGACCCCCGTATGTGCTTCCGTGCTTCTTCCTGCCATTATTTAAGTTTTCCTGTAGCGACAGGTTAAACTCTTTGACTTGCTTCCTTACGATGCGTTCTGCGTACTTGGTGCAACGCTCGGATCGTAGTTTTTCTTCCATTTCGTTGAAGGCTGCGATGTATGCTTCCTTGAACTGGGCGGCTACCTTTCCGGTGAAGCCCATGGCGAGGAAGGTGAAGCCGTCACGGGTCATGTAGTACATGGGGAGTTCTTTCTTTACATTATTGCATAACTCGTTGATATACACACAGGGCGCAAAATTGCGCTCTGTGAAATTAGCACTACATTCCAAACCTCTAATCGCTTTCAGTACATCTTTATGTGCCTTTCTAAAATACTCCGCAACCACCAAAGAAGAGGTCACGGCTTGACCGTTTTTCGCTTCTACCAATTTATCGGTAGACCATAATTCCAAACTTTTTGTTTCCATAATGTTTCTATTTAATGTGTTGATACTATCGTATCGCTCTTACTTAGCACATGAAAAACCTGTCGTTATCGTCACCGAACATCTTGTATCCGGCAAACAGGCTTAAAACGATGATTGTCATTTCTATCATAATCTTATATTTGGATATAGTTGTGGCTGTCCGGCATTGAAACGGACTGCTGTAAATGAATTAGGGAAGGGGATTTGCTATACTATTCTAGCCAGCTTCCCGTCAGAAGGCTTTCCGCCAAAGAGGTGGTTCAGATAAGCCAATCCCTTCTGGGTAACAAGAACCTTAGTGACGACAAAGCCTGGGTGGTTGTTGCGCTCGATGAACTTCTCTTTCATCTCGAAGTAGCCGGCGTCAATAAACCTCTGTTTTGGTTCGTTGCGGTTCGCGAAGAATACTCCCGCTTTCCTTAGCTTCTCGAACAGTGTATTGCGCCCAAATCCGAGCTTTAGGATTTTGGCGGACATTCCTATGTCTACTTTGTCGTCAGTCGCGAATGCCGCGTCTGCGAAGTCTGCCTTCGGTTGGAGTTTGGCGTTCTTCTCTTCCAGCTGCTGCTTCTCCTGTGCCAGCCGTTGTTTTTCCTCTTCCGATGATACTAGGGCTTTCAGGGCTTCGAGGTAGGTTTGCGGAGTTTGAGGTTTGCGCTTCTCTAGTTCGAGTTGCTCCCAGCGATCAATAATCTTCTCACGGAGTACTGCGTCGTAGCCGGAGGCGAGGATCAGGCAGCCTTTCTTGGTGAGTTCGAAGCAGGGGCTTTGTCTGTTGGATTTGTCTCTGTAAGAGGTCTCCACAAAATTGTGGGCAGATACCCCTTGTTTTAGTAAGTTCCTGATGTCTCGTAAGATAGCATCATGTCTTTTTCCTGTGAGTTCAGCTATTTCAAGCGAACTCATTCTGTCCGTCTCGTGGATTAACGTCGCCATCAAACTACTGTTATTCGTCCGATGATGATTGTCGATATTGTTAAGCATAAACAATAAAAAAAGGTATATTGCCTTTCCCGCTGCTTAACACATATCGACTATGCTGTGGTTCCATTACAGTTCCACACGGGGGTACAATATACCTCAATATTTTAAATACAAGCATAAAAAATGCCTGCATAAGAATGCAAGCTCCGCCTGCACAGTCGATTTAAATATGTTAAGCACCGCAAACGTACAAACTATTTTTGAAAAAAGCAAGAAAAAACAACTTTTTTGCGTGATGCATGAAGATATATGACGATTTATTTGCATTTATGAGAGGTTGTCCGTTATTTTGTCATATTGTATAACATAAAAACATATAATTATGAAATCTTTTTATCTATTTTTTATAGCATCAACCTTTGGAATTATCTCTTCTTGGGGACAAATAAAAACGACTGATATTATTTTAAATAATGGAAGCTCATACTCGAAAGTGTTCGATTACTCTTCATCTGCAAAATTAAAGCATTTAAATGCAAAAGAATGGATAGCTAAAACATTTGGAGATTATAAGTCCGTATTGCAATTTGAGGATGAAGATAACTATAAATTGATAATAAAAGGATTTTCTAATTTAATGACTGAAAATTCAAATGGGGCAGGAGGTCTTGTTACTATTGTAGAAAAACCTAAAATGAATTTTGTACTTACTATTGATTGTAAAGATGATAGATATAGAGTAAAGATAGAGGATATATCTTTTGACGTAAATACGAAATTTACGCTTTTAGGGAATACAAATAATTCATCCAAAAAGTATGATTATTATGGTTTTACAAAAAATGATTCATTAACGTATGCACTCAAGATAGCGGATGTTTATAAAAAAATAAAAGATTTAGAATCTGTGGATTTATCTTCTCTAAAAAAGAAAGAACTTAAAAAGCATAATGAAGAATTGGCAGCTCAACAAAAGTTATTGGTATCAGAAACGGAGGCACAGAAGAAACAAATTATAAAAGCAAAAGGTCGTGCCATTTTAGTTCAATCGACTATTTGTGATTTAATGAATTCTCTATGTGAAGCGATTGAAAAGAAAGATGATTTTTAATGAAATATTTATTTCATAATATATATATTTTTGAACACACACAACATGAAGAAATTTTTATTCCCTTTAGTAGCGTTATTGCTATTAGCGGCCTGTAGCTCTAGTGAAGATACAATAAACGATCCGGAGCCTCCAAAATACAAAATAGATAGTACTATTGCAGTAGGTGATTTAAAACTACAAGCCTATATCTTTGAAGGAGATTACTATATAGAGGCTATTGACGAATCAGGCAACAAAGTATTTACTATTAATGACAGAGCAGAAGGTTATATAGAAGATTTAGGGTTTGGAGAAACAAAAGAGTATCCTGTTAGAGGATGTTTTCTTTTAAGTGCTTTAAATAAAAATGATCATCTCTATATATTGGTAAGTTTATACGCCAGTGAGGCCGCTCATCCTCATAAATTTATATTAAAAATAAGAGAAGGTAAAATAGTAAAAAAAGAATATTTAGACATATATGATCCTCAAATTCCATACTTGCACTTTTATCCCGAAAAAATAGCAGAATGGTATGGAGAATATATTGTGACATATTCTACGCTAAGAACTAGTAACTATTTTATCTCTGTATTAGATAAAGATTTAAATATTATATGGAAAAATCTAAATGGGAATGCAAAGGAATTGATTAAAAATATAGAAACAAAAAGCTATATATCTTCATCTGTAAATAATGTGATATACATTACTTATAATACAGTTGTTTGCCTAGATATATCGAAGTATGCATATGGTACATATCTGTGGCAGGTCCCCATTACCGATGAAGAGATAAGAGTAAACAAATCTACATATTCCCTAGATGGCGATAACGTAATAGTAGACGTTGACGCCACCACAAAGGCAGGAGAGAAGAAGAAATACCATCTGGTCTTGAATAAAGCCACAGGAGAGTTAGTAAATCCGCAATCCTAACCAAAATAACACAATATAATTATGAAAAATATTTTCCCGCCCCGTTCCAATTAAGGTTCGGGGCTTTTTATTTTCCAAAAGTTAAATTTTCATATTGCGTTGAAATATATTTCCCAAAAGTTACACTATAATGAAACTTTTGTTATTTTTGTACCATGAAACGTAAGATAATAACATACGGAGGATATTTTGAGAGATTTATTTCCACGCTTTCGGATAAAGAAATAAAGAAGCTGGATTATATAATCTCTTTATTGGAGTCGGAGGATCGACTACCGGTTAAGTTCATAAAATTTCTGCGTGATGAATTGTATGAATTGCGTATGGAATATAATAGTAATATTTACAGGGTGTTTTTTATCTTTGACGAAGGTAAAATAGTTGTTCTTTTTAATGGCTTTCAGAAAAAGACGCAAAAAACGCCCAATAATGAAATTGAAAAGGCATTAAAAATAAAGGAGGAATATTATGGAGACAAACAATCATCAAATAAATGATTATAGTGCTGTTCTTGAGCGCAAATATGGGAAAGAAGGGACCGCAGAGCGTGCAAAATTTGACGAAGAAGCATATTCTTTCTATACTAGTCAGATATTGCTTGATGCAAGAAAAGAAGCTAAGGTTACACAATCCGAGCTTGCGGAACGCATCAATGTGACCAAATCCTATATATCACGCATTGAAAAAGGTGTAATGACACCAAGCGTAGCTACCTTTTATAGGATTATGAACGCACTTGGCATGAGGGTTGAAGTCGTTAAACCTATACTATGACGAGTGAAGGAAATAGGCGAATCGCTATGAATGCAAAGGAAGAACTTAAAAAGTGGAAAGATGATTTTGCTAAGGCAAAGACCGAACAAGCAAAATTAGAGCACAAGAAACGCTTTAATACGTATGTGAACTCTTTATCATCTTCTGAAAAGAAAGAATTTCTTATTGAATTTAAAAAGGGTGCACAACAGGCTGTAGATGAAGCAAAAAACTGGCTAAAATTGCAGAAAGAAAAGAAAAACTAAATAAAGTGTTGGATTTTGCTTCAATGTCTTATATCGCAGAGCATTACTTTGGGAAGACTCGTCAATGGTTGTATCAACGTATAAATGGGAATATAATCAATGGTAAGCCGGCTGATTTTACTCCGGAAGAGCTTAAAACCTTATCATTTGCGCTGTCTGAACTTGGCAATATTATGAAGGATACTTCTTTGTGTATAATGCGATGATTGTCTACGAATTGGACTTTTCGGAATCAGTTTTGTAGTCCACCTCCCTAACCAGTCTTCGCCCGCCGGAAGGTGGGCGTTTTTTTGTTTCTGAAAAGTTAAATCGAGCGTTGTTTTAATCAATTTGCTAAGTAAATTGTTTCATTAATAAATTGTTTGCTATATTTGTACCAATAAAACATCATCGATAGAACAAAAAGTTAATGAACATACTAAACACATGGCTCCAGTAATCACATATTTACTAAACAATGCTCCTTGGATAGCTGTTATAGTATTAGCAATCATTGGGAGTTGGAAACTGTCAAAGTATCATGCTAAGTTAGAAGAAACTAGGAATAAGGTTGATAGTCTTCCTTGTGATAAACATAAGGACGGTATTCGTGATTCAGAACAAAGATACAATGAATTACAGCGAATTGTTACCTCTACCAATGATATGGTTGTCGAAATAAACAAATGGTTAATGAAATTTGATAATGATATGATTGATAAGTTAGCAAAGAAGGCAAGTCCCTTAAAAATGACCCCTCTTGGAGAAGTTTTATTTGAGAAATCATCAGCCAAAAAAACAATAGATAATAATATTGATTTTTTAATTAAGGAACTAGAAGATATAAACCCTCAAACAGCTTATGATGTGGAGGAAGAAGCACTAAGTTATCTTTTGAGAAACATGGGAAATGAAATGTTTGCTGATATAAAGAAATTTCTTTATTATTCCCCTGATACAATTCAATTAAAAGATCCTTCTTCTGGAGAAGATAAAGATGTGAGGCTTTCAATGCAATCTATAATCAAGCTAATGAGCATATATCTTAGAGATTTATATTTAAAGAAACACTCTAATATCGTATAATATATAAAGGCGGACTAACATCCGCCTTTCTTTTTGCCTTTTCCTTTATTCCCCAATCTATTTCTTACTTCTCACCACCATTATCGCCAATTGTCCTCTGTTTTAGCAGGATTATTATCTATTTTACCACAATTGGCGAATTGTGGTTCATTCGCAATCTGATAATTTTCATATAGACCCACCGCATTGTATTTTTATGCTGATTTAAAAAGATTTGCATAAAAGAACTAATCATGAAAGAAAAAATTTTCCAGGCTTTAAAACTAGCTTATTCAAATCTAGGGTTAAGCGATGAAATTTTGCAGGGACAGGCCGATGCTTTATCTGCATCTGGTCTAGTAACTGACGATAATTTAGCAACTGTTGTACAGGGGCAAAAAGCGTTTCTAACCTCTCTTCAGAGCGGTATTGACAAACGGGTAACCGATGCGGTCAATAAAGCAAAGGAGAAAGAGGCTGCTAGTGGGGGCGAGCAGAACAAACAGCAACCAGAAAACGAGGAGCCGGAGTGGTTCAAAAAGTACAAGGCTGAACAGGAGCAGCGTTATTCCACGTTGAAAACTGAGAATGATGCTTTTAAAGCTGAGAAGTCACGTGCAGAAAGAAACAGTCTGATCTCTTCAAAAGCAAAAGAACTGGGTATTCCTGAATGGCGAATGAAAGAAGGCTTTGCTATTACTGACGAAATGGACGAAACGGCAATTACTACCTATCTTTCAGGCATCAAACAGAATATTGTTACCGCAGGGCTTGAAACAAAAGATTCGGCATTCCCTTTATCCACTCCAGCTGAAAAAGGCAAGGAAATGGCTAGACAGTGGGCGGAAGGATTGCCAGATGCTAATTAAAAACAAATACTATGGCTATTGAATTTGAAAAAGGACAGATTAAAGGTGGATTCCCCGTGTTTTGGAGGGGTGAATGCAAAGGTCTCCCTGGGGATTTCAAACTCACGCAGACGTTTCCTGAAGGTACTTTGATCAGAAAGGGTACTCCAATTGCGTTGGATTTTGCAAAAATGGAGTGTACAGTATGTAAAGCTGTAAAGATCGTGTCTGGAGGAACTACTTCTGCTCCGAGAGTCGTAAAAGGAAGCTTGGTACAGATTGGAGATAAGCTGAAGATTGGTGATAATGAGCAGACAATTAATAACATTGATAAATCGAACGCTGATTATGATGTTGTGACATTGGCTGCTGCACTGACAGGAGCTACAGCTAATGCAATTGCTGTCGTTGGGACAGATGTGCCAAATGCGGTGGTAGAAACAGACAAGGAGTATAAAACCAATATGGATTTTCAGACTGTTTCTGCAGGTTATGATGTGATTATTCTGAAAGAAGTAGCTTATCCGATGCCAGAAGATTGGCTTTTGGGCGGATGGTGCATGAAGAATAATCCAAGTATTAAATATGTAAGACAATAAGCTATGCCGGGATTATTTTACAGCTCTATTTTTGGCGAACTGACCAAACAGGTACAGATTCGTATTGATACCGCTTCTCAATTGAGAAAGCGTTTGTTTGACCAGAATATCTATGAACGATATTTGGATTGGGACACCCCTACTGTTGGTTTGAACTTCGAAGAAATAATCGGACAGTATAACCTAAGCGTTGCAGCTGCGACCTTGGACTCTAAAGGTAAAGAGCCTATTATGGGAACCGAGGGCTTTAAAACGTTGAAGGAGAAGGTTCTTGCTCATCAAATGAGTTATTCTATGCCTATTGAGGATTATCGCAAGGTTCTTCAGGTTCTAGATTCTCGTATGCTGACTGATGAGCAGAAGACTCAGCAACTAATCGATCTCATGTGGAACAATGTTACAAAGGTGGTAAATTCTGTACAGTCCAAACTGGATATTATCTTCTTGGGTGCCCTTTCAAACAAGGGAGTGTTCACTTTTGATGCAAACAACAATCCTGAAGGTGGTGTAAGAGGCGCTATTGACTATAAGATGCCGTCTGAAAACATTGCTAAAACTACGGTTGATTGGGTGCAAGGAAATGAAAACACTGTAGACTGTTTTGAAGACTTGCAGGAGATTTTGGACGCTGCTCAGGATAAGGTTACATTTGACAAGATTCTAATCTCCCAAAAGAAACTGTCTTTCATTCTTCGTAATAAGAAGATGAAGCAGGTGATTTACGGTACAGATAAGATGGGAACTCCTCTGCTGCTTGGCGGATTAAATGAATTCATGCGTCAAAATGGATTTCCGGAATTTGAAATTATCAGACGTATTACCAGGATTCAAAATAATGGTAAGTTGACGGATTATCAACCTTGGAATGATAAAAACCTCGTCTTTATTCCTGCCGGTAAACTTGGAGTTATCAAGAATGCTTATGCAGATAATGAATTGAGACAAGAGCGTGGTGTTACTTACTCAAACTACGGAAGAATCCGGGTATCTCAATGGGGTAAGGGAGAAACTGACAATTCGAACGGTGTTGAGTTTACAAAGGCTCAGTCATTGTCATTGCCGGTTATCACTGAAATTAACGGTATCTACTCATTGACTGTTGAATCGTGACAACAGGTGACTACATAAAGCAATGTTTTTCTCCGCTTGGTGATATATCAGATGCTGGAGTAGAAAAGTTCGCGTTGGGGCTGGGGCTTGATCCGGGCTCCGATGTGGACATTAATACAAAAGTGAAGATATCCGGTTCGGTGGACAAGTTTATGGATAAGATACTTGCCCACCCTACCTCTGTCTCAGAAAATGGCTTTTCTAAGTCCTGGGGTGCTGATACATTGCTGAACTATGCAAAATATATGTTCAGGTTGTATGGCATAATTCCCAATGACGAGACTGCTTCTTTGGTCGGAATAAGTATCATTAAAGACGCATCTAATATTTGGTAGTATGTTAGAAGAGACTCCACATAAACTGCAAATGCAAGTTATTACTCCAGAAGAGAATGACGAATATGGCCGGCTAGTTTCAGGAACAGGCGGAGAATCTTGGCAGGATGTAGCTGACTGTTTCTGCCATGACAATTCACAGCAGAAGGAAGTGTCGGTAAACGGTGAGCGTTGGGTTTATAACTATCATGTTGTCTACGAGGGAAACAAGATTCCTCTAGGAAGCTGTGTAAGATGCTTGGATTCCGACGATAATACTGTTGGAGAAGGTGAAGTGAAGAAAAATGCCGAGTGTTATTCGGAAGAGTTTAAAGGTAGATGTGATATTTGGATATGATTGCAACAACAGACATCGCGAACATAATATTTAAGGATTGCAAGTCTTTTGGAATTTCTGAAGTATACCAGAGAGGTAATATACCTGAAGGTAAGGTAAATGCTGAAAGGATTGTAGTTTATCCCAAGACTCAACAGCCCGATACCTATTGGGAAAGAGGATACGTTGAAGTTAATCTTTGTGTTCCTTTATCGAGATCGGGGAAGGCCAATTTGATTCGTTTGAATGAATTGGAGAGAAAGGCTAAAGAGATGTTCAAAGATGGAGTTGTAGGGCAATATGACGGTTCATGGTACCGGTATTCTTCTGAGACTATCGGGATAGAGGAAGATAAGGAGTTATGTTGTTACTATGTGAATGTAAAATTATTATTTGAAGTATTAAACGTAAATTAAAAAGATATGAAACCGTTTATAGGAATTAAAAAGATTTGGTACGGTGATGTTATTACTTCTGCTGTAACTAAAACTAGCCTTAAAACCTGGTTAGGTACTGCTACAGAAGTTGAGAACTCTCATCAAAATACTTGGTTGTATACGGAGGATGATCCTACCTATACCGACTATATTAACGAGTTGAATGGTGACATTTATTATCGTGATGTGACGCAAAAAGGGGCTAAAACAATTACTTTCACTATGGGAGTTTTCTCCTTTGATGACAAGGTAGATCTGCAAGGCGGAGAAAAAGTTGATACAGATGCAGGATGGGCCGCTTCTGATACTCCGGGCATTGTCAACAAAGCCATTGTCGGACAGACAAAGACCGGAAACTATATTGTATTCACCAATGCTGCGGTCATTGCTAAAGGGAATGCTGTGGAAAAGAATATTGGTCTGGGAGTAACAGCTGTTGCTATGGAAAATCCTAGCGCCGGCGTGAAGAGTGACTATATGTTCGACGGGGAAAAAGTAAATGCCGCATGAGCTGATGAGAACGTCGCATCTATGTCTTCTGATGCTTCTCTCAATTTGAATAGTTCTACGACTAAGTCAAAGCGGGTGAACGCTGGAACTGCTGTTAACTATGAGGGGAATGGAGAGGAAGATACTTCGCGATCAGCAGAAACATTATCTATATTATAAAGTGGTGAGGGGGTGAGGATTTATGTATCTCACCCCTTTTTAATAAATATCATTATGAATAAAGCAGCCATACTTATATCAGAAGCTATCACAGGAAAGGATTTCATCCCAATCATTGTAAATGGGAAAATGTATCGCGTAAATCCACCTACCATACATAAAATAGCCGGCGCTTCGGCCTATCTTGCAGTTCTTGATGACAACAAGGATATAGCCGGTGTTATATCTTCATTGAAGGACATTTCTGTTGCTTCTAGCGCACTTTCTTGGTTTATAGATGGAAGTGATTCATTGTCCGAAGAATTGTCTCATGGGACTTTAGAAGAAGTGTTATCCGGTCTTACAGCGGCTTACTCTCTGATAGATGTGAAAAATTTTATGATGCTGTTAGGTTTAGCGAAGAACGTAGCAAATCTAACAGCAAAACAGAGGTTATAGGCAATGATTGTATGTTGGGGCAAATTGCGTCGTTCATGGATAGCCTTCATTTGTCGTATGATGAAGTCGTTTGTAAAATTCCATATCGCAATTTGATCATCATGCAAAAAGATAAGTTGCACGCTGTATACGATGGGGAGGTACTTAAGGAAGTATCTGATAAGGATTTCTTTGGTGAAAATATGAAATTTGATGAGTAATGGAAGTAACGGTTGATTTGTCGGGTCTGGATGAGTTTGTTGAAGAGGTGGAGGAGTATGCAAATGAGCTTATGAAGGAAGCGGCGCATAATGCAGTTGACACTCAAAAAGAAAGAAATGTGAGTAGCAAGAAGACTTATCAGAACCATACGTGGAATCTTCGTAATGCTCCGGGAGCTGCTGTAGTTCGTGATGGGAATATTGTTTATCTATATGTTCCGGCAGATAGCGAACATGCGGGGGCCAAAGGCAAGACAGAGAACCTGCTTATATATGGGAAACTACCCAAAAACGGTGTTGTGTTCGCGGATGGGATGGAGTATGCGAGCTTTGTATCTAGCAAGGGTTTTGACGTTCTGGATTCGGCAAGCCTAACCGTAGAGAAAGAGTTAAAGGAATCATTTGGAAACGAAAATGTAAAAGTCACATGGCAGGAATGAAATTTACCGCAGATGTCAATGTCGAAGACATTATAAAACTGCGTCAAGAAATAGATAAATTAAAGAAGTCTCTAATTGCTGTTGCGGGGATACCAAATAGTGATGTAGCAATAAAACAATTAGAGAAAGAGATAGCGGCGGCTACTAAAAAATTAGAAGAGTATGAAAACAAATATCTTCAAATCCAAAAGCTGAAGCATGACATTGATTCTTCCAATGCTGCAGTTAAAAAGGCAAAGGAAGAGACAGCCGCATTGCAGTCCACTAATAAATGGATTGTAGCCAATACCGAAGCTGTAATTGAAACGGATAAGCAAATAAAACAGTTAAAGAAAAGCTTTGTTTCCCTTGCTGATTCAGAAAAAACAGGTTCTTCCGGAACTGGAATATTAAGACAGGTGCAGCAACTGGCAGCACAAAGACTAGTCGAGGAAGAATCTATCAGAAGGACAATTAAGGCACAGAAGGATCAGATAATTCAGAGTAGGGCGGAAGAAGGCAGTATAACAGCTCTCAGAAAGCAAATAATCCTCTTGACTAAGGATTATGATGACCTCGGAAGAACGCGAAGAAACGGTGATGCTGGCAAAGCGTTGTTGGCCCAAATAGCAAATGTTCAGAAGGAATTGAGTGCGGCTGAACAAGCTTCTGGTAGATTTCAAAGAAATGTAGGTAATTATGCAAGTGCATGGAATGGGCTCGGTTTCTCTGTACAGCAGGTGGCTCGTGAATTGCCTTCGTTGGCTGTTAGTGCAAATACTTTTTTCCTTGCAATTTCAAATAATATCCCAATTCTTGTTGATGAGATTGCTAGAGCTAGAAAGGAATATGCTGCATTTCAAGAAGCTTTGAAAGCGGGAAATACAAATGTCAAGGCTGTTGCTCCAGTTTGGCAGCAATTAACAAAGTCTCTTATAAGCTGGCAGACTGCTCTTGTTGTTGGATTAACTCTGCTTTCTGTGTATGGTAAGGATATGATTAACTGGATTAATACACTATCTCGTTCTTCCGATGCTGTTGATGGTATGATTGTCCGAATGCAGAATCTTAGCAAAGTTATGAAAGATGGAGCAAAACAATCAGCTGCTGAACGTGTGGAACTTGATATATTGTATAAAGCTACCCAAGACCATACTCGATTGTTAAAGGAGCGGAATGATGCAGCAGACGAGTTACAAAGAAAGTATCCCCAATATTTTGGAAATTTATCGAATGAGGCTATTCTTGCGGGAAATGCTGCCGCTGCTTATAAGTCTCTGACTGATAATATATTAAAAGCAGCACAGGCGAGATCAGCGATGAAGATTATTGAAGATAATTACAATAAGATTTATCAATTACAAAAAGCAATAAATGCAGATACTAACTGGACTAACCGCAACAGGAAAAAAACTAAGGAGGGGACGGCTAGTGTTACAGCAGTTGTTGGTAGTTCCATAACTGGATATACACAAACAGGAGAAGTGCTAACAGAAGAAGCTATGGAATACAACAGGAGGAAAAAGGCTTTGAAAGAAAACACAGAAGCCGTCAATGCTTTAAAAGCCGCTAATGATGCTCTTGTAAAATCTATAGATGTAAGTGCCTTTGTAGCTAATAATGGTAGTCCTTTAGGAACTGAAGATATTGATTCTCTCACCGATCAGCAAAATAAAATAGCTGAGTTGATGGACAAACAGGTCTTAGAACAGAAGCGTTCCGCAGAGGATATGCAGATGAAAATAGATGAAGCGCGTATAAAGGCAATGGATGAGGGATCGAAGAAGACTATTGCTGAAATAGAGTTTAATTTTGAAAAGGAAATGCAGGCCATCGACCGGCAAAAAGAAGATCTCTTGCGTAAGAAAATAGATGATGCTCGTTCTATATGGGAAGCAAATCCAGAAAACAAAGGAAAAACCTTTGATGCAACCGGTATATCTTTATCGGATAGTGAAAATCAAGGTTTTAACGAGATGTATAAGATTCAGATTGCAGCTTTTGAAAAAAACTTGAAAGAATACCAAAGCCTACAAAAAGACGCTTGGAATGAATATTATATCGAATACGGGAAGTATCAAGAGAAGCGTATGGCTATCATGGAGAAATATGATAAGCAAATAGCTAAAGCAGAAGAAGGTAGTGCTGAAAAAGCCACTCTTACGGCTCAAAGGAAAAAAGAACTTGATGACTTGGATAAAGACCTGTTGGACAGTTCGGAACTGTGGAGCAAATTTTTCACAGACTTCTCTAATCGATCTTCTTCATCTATCAGAAGTATAATAGAGGACATTCAAGAGCTTATTGACTACATGAATGGCGTAGAGGGTGCTCAGATACCGGATATATTCAAAGATAATGAGAATACAGTGAAAGCCATAAATGATGCCATGTCTAATCCGGCAGCTCTGAGTAAATTTACAGCTAACCTTGAAACTTCGATTAAGAAATTCAAGAAGATGCTTGACGAGAATAATCCGTTCAAGCAAATAACTGAAGGTTTTAAAACTAAAGATTCCGAAGGGATCTCTAAAGGATTTCAAGGAATAGCATCGGCTGCAAAAGAATTAACCGGCATTCTTGAAGAATTAGGGGTGGAATCAGACAGTACGGCTGGGAAAGTAACATCTGTATTAGGTAATACTGCTTCTTATGCTGCAACGGGGGCATCAGTCGGCGGTCCATGGGGAGCTATTATTGGTGGAGCAATCGGAATGGCTACTGGGCTTGTAGGTGTTCTTGGTGCTGATTATTCTGCTTATAACAAGATGAAAGAAGAATATGCTTCTTTGATTGATGTATGGGATATCCTTATTAGTAAGAAGAAGGAATATGTCGATATTAGCTATGGTGATGAAGCGCGTAAAGCAGGGCAGGAAGCAATAGATATTCTCAATAAGAAATCACAAGCTAAAATAGATTTAGGAATAGAAAGATTAAATAGTGGTGCTTCTGCTGGTTCTCATTCTATTGGGGTGCGTATTCGTAAGAGTATGACTCAGAATGAGTGGGATCAATGGGATGAATTTGCTAGATCCATAGGCATGGATCCAGATGCTATTGGAGGAAGGTTGACAGGCTTATTCAGTTTAACTGGAGAACAGTTATCTAAATTACAAGAGGATGCTCCTACTTTTTGGGCTAAATTGGATGATGATGTTAAGGGATATTTGCAGGATATAATCGACTGCAACGAGGAAATTGAAAATATGAAAGAGCAGCTGAAAGAAACTATGACCGGTGTTTCTTTTGATTCTTTTTACGACAATTTCGTTTCTACTCTGTCTAATATGGATAAGGATAGTAAGGATTTTGCAGATGATTTTGAGAATTATCTTAAAAATGCAATACTTTCTAATCTTGTAGCCAATAAGTATAGAAGCAAGATAGAAGAGTTGTATAATGACTGGGCAAATAAATCTGACAGCAATGGAGATGGTATTTTTGATTTAACATCTTCAGAAGCGGATGAGTTGAGAAGAGCACAGCAAGAATTGGCTGAAGAGATGATCGCAGAACGTGATGCTATGGCAGAAGTTTTTGGGTGGACATCTTCTGCTTCTTCTCAGGAATCTTCCAAGAAAGGCTTTGCTACAATGTCTCAGGATTCTGCTGACGAATTGAACGGACGCTTCACTGCCCTTCAAATCGCCGGAGAGGAAATCAAGAATCAGAATCAACTTCAAACAATGTCTATTCTTGACTTGAAGGCAGGTATGTTGTCCATAGGTGCAAACACGTCTGGAATAAAGGATATTGCAGGAGAGACAAGGGACCTGATACGGCTTTCCTATGAGGCTATAACAGACATTCGAGACAATACTAACGTCATGGTGAAGCCTATACAGCAGATGGCGGCTGATATTGCAGAGGTCAAACGAAATACTAATGGGTTATCAAAAAAGTAAAAAGAAAGGCGGATGTTAGTCCGCCTAATTACTTATTGAATGTGTTGAGCTCTCCTTCAAGCTTATCCAATTTATCGGAGTGCTTTGATTGAGCTATAAGATGGATATAGTGATCACCATATATCATATCTTTTAAAATAATAGACTTATTTATAAACTCCCCCTTATGATGTCGAGTCGCTCTATCAAACATAGAAGTAAATAAAAAACTGCGGTATTGTTGATATGACATTTTTCCTCTAGTATCTCTTTGTTTTATTGGGTCTTTAGAACAATAAAAATATAGAATAACATCATTTTCATCCAAAAAATTGAAGAGTATTGACGCTATTTTATTTAAGGTTCCTGCATTATTAATAATTTCTGTCTTTGACATTGAAATCAGAGCTATATCTACAATTTCAATAGTCGAATCAATTGGTATATTCTTACAGTCAGTAAGCTTTAGAAGGTATTGGTGTCCGTCAGAGCACTCAATAGGCAGTGTGATATTCATTACTTTTTCTTAGCGGGGAAATACTTATCCTTTTTAGTTAAAAGTTCATTTTTGGTTTCACATTTCCTACGCTCCAATTCTCTCACAAATTCAAGAAGCTTTTGTGATGGTTTTTCGATTACTAATGGGTCCTGTGTGTAAGATGAAGTTTTCATATTTAATTCTCCTTTGTTTGTAACGTGTCATAGTCACGCTATTTTGATGTTGCAAATATAAATAATACAAATCAAGATTGATTGATTGATTAGCAGATTAACTATTTATACTATCGGTTTTTAATAGTTTTTAATAGTTTTGGATAGTTGGGAAGATAATCCTTTTATTTAAGCATAATTTCGCACATTTCTTATATTGTGGGATTTTTGTTTGTAAAGTAGAGATGGTTCAGCTATAAATTTACGACATTTGTCAAAGTACGAATTATCAAAAAAGTAATATTATGACAGGAGACCTACTAATCAATAACAAAGATGCCTACACGATGTGGGGAGTCAATATGGGAGATGGATTCATAGAAGCTATTTACGCTCCACTCCCTATGAAAGATGTGATTGAAAACAAATCGCGTCTACAAGACGGGAAAAGAATTATAATCGAGAACAGAAAGGTGGACGAACGGGATTTGACTCTTACATTTACACTGAAAGGAAGTTCCCCATCCGATTATACAGCCAAGTACAAGGCGTTTCAGAATGAGATAACAAAGGGGGAATTTACAGTCAAAGTTCCGGCATTAGGTGAAGAGGTTTATCATCTATACTATCTCCGGTCAGCATCTTTCGGCTTCAATACTGCAAGAACGTTTTCAAAGATTTCAGTTAAGCTGAACGAGCCGAATCCTGCGAATAGGGAATAAAGTTACCACAATTCGCCAATTGTGGTTTATAGAGTTGCCGGATTTTATGTTTTGATGTTTCTATCAACGAACTTTGTGATATGGCAGAATTAATAGACATCAAAGACATATCCGGCAACATTCGTTTTTCTACTTCTATCAACGAAGGATCAAAGCGGCACTTTCTTCTGATGAAGGAAGACTATATAACTTTGAAGTTTTCTCTTGCAGATCCTATCTACTTTCAACTAGGAGATGGTATAGATAACGAAATTGGCATGTTTGAGCTTGTAGATTTGTACAAGCCCACCTATAATTCTACGAGCGGTGGTTATGATTACGAACTCCGGCTGGACGCCTACTACTGGAAGTGGAAAAACAAGAAGTTTTTCTATACTCCGGAGAGTACCGGTCGCGAGGCGAGCTGGAACCTGACAGCCACCCTTGACGTTCATCTTAAAGTCTTCCTTGATAACCTGAAATCACTCGGATACAAATATAGAGAAGAGGATTTTAAATATGAGATTGATACTACGGTTGAAAACACTTCCAAGCTCGTTTCGTATGATAGCGTAAACCTGATTGATGCCCTTACCCAAATGGCGGAGACATGGGAGTGTGAATGGTGGATAACTGATAAGACAATCCATTTCGGACGTTGCGAATACAGCTCTCCCGTAGATTTCAAGGCCGGAGATTTGACAGATACTGAGGATGTAAACGTAAGCTCCATGCAGCGTAGCGATAGTCAGACGGTTTTCGCTACTCGTGTTTATGCCTTTGGTTCAACGCGAAACATTCCTTCTACTTACCGTAAGAATCTTATTTTTGATGTCAAGCAGGCAAACGGTAGGGAAATATCCGATACGGCAAGACCGCTTGATGTAAAGTATTTCCCAAGTCGCGTCGTTCACAAAGAAGAGTATTCGGTAAAGGAAAGTATAGGTAGTGGCAGTTTTACTGCATCTTATGTAGAATGGACGCATGACACTGATATCGTAGCTTCGTTACCTGCAGGGGATTATAAGGTTTCATCAGGAGATGGCATATCAATTAATGTATCCACAGTTATTCCTTCAATCGGATCAGGACGTTCTTTTCTTCCTGCCGGTGATTATGTTTTGAGGGCATCTTATGTCTATAAATTATCTGGTGTAACTAAAGAAGTTTCTATAGGTAATCAAACGGTTACCTTATCCCAAGAGCAGCAGTACGAAGTCTCTGCTGTGTTTGCTGTCGCTTCTTCTTTGCAGATTGAAGGAAATGCTACTGATTTAAAGATCAGGATATACGCACATGTCCCATCCCGTGAATCCTCTATTCTGAATGATTCTTTCTCGGCTTATGTTTCGTATGATATAACTCTATTCAAAGGATCGTCAGCAGATGCTACAGTGACCTTTCTTTCCGGACTAAATTCGGGCAAGACATTCTCCTGTGTATATAATCCGGACCATTTAATCGGTGATTCCGCTAACGTAATACAATTGCCTAGCGGAGTAACGGCCTCGCTCGGTGATAGATATACAATTGACAACATCATTAAGGGAAAGGTTCCTGACAGCTACTTTAGCAAAGATGACAAGGAGCTTACTTTAAATGGTGTGGTCCAGAAACGTCTTATGCTCCCGGAGGAAGTTCCTTATGTGGATGCTTACCGTTATAGTCCTACAGGAGAACGTATATACATTGGTGAAACTCATTATGATGACAATAATAATGTGGAGATGTCGCAGGAAGAAGCTGTAGAGGGAATTGTCATCTTTGAAGATGAATATCCCAAATATGTCGGCACATTATCAAATGTAACATACCGGGAGGAAGATGAACTTGACGAGGATGACAATCCAACAGGAGACAAATATCGTATCTATACGTTCAAGGATGCAGGACTGAAGAATTTTACAAATGACTTCCGGCTGGACGGAGAAAGTTTCCGCTTAATCTTTCAGACAGGAAAACTCGCGGGCTTGGACTTTGAGTTACTTCTGCAGGAGAGTGATGATTCCGGTACCACTTTCGAAATTGTACGTAATGAGGATTACGGTCCCGACCGTTACCTTCCTGACAACATTTTGTTTCCTGCTAATTCTGACACATATGTTCTTTATGGTTTTGATACGGCTTATGTTTCAGAGGAATTGATTCCGGAGGCCGAAGATGAGTTATTGAAAAAGGCAAAAGACTATGTAAAGAAGTCTATGATTGATCCTTCCACCTACGACTGTGATATGGACCCTGAGTTCATATATAATAATGGGAATATTATCACTTATGAGGTGGGAGACAAAGTTAATCTGATCAATAAGGCTTTCTTCCCTAAAAGCAGACAATCCAGAATAATTGGTTTTGAGTGGCCGCTGGATTTTCCTTACGATCATCCAATTTATACGGTTGGTGAGACTGCCTCATATTCGCGTATAGGCGAGATAGAGAGTAAACTTGATTCTCTTACATACAAGGGACAGACATATACCGGTTCTGTATCAGGAAGTGGAGGAACGAGTATATATCTCATTGGTTTGAATGACAAGACTGTTCCTACGGATCGCAATACATTTTCGGCAAAAAGAATTATTGATGAGATTGAACGTCGCTCCCTTAGCAGCATTGAAGATGACAAAGCAGAAGGATTGATAACTTTCGGTAAGGGATTTGTGTCGGAAGGATTTTCTGCAGCTAACGGTGGCCTTGTAGTTCGTGGCGGAGAATTGATAGAAGAAGTTGAAGATTCACTGATTGAAGAATTAGAATAATATGGCAATACTAAGTAACGGTAAGTTCTACGGATTTCTTTGTTCTGTAAAAGCGACAGGACGTAAGTTGTCGAACGGCGTAAAGGAATACGTCGAAGACTTCGTGTCCGGATTTGCCGGTCATGGATGGAAGCTGTGGGAGTATATCAAGGGCAAATGGAAGCTGGAGATAGACAGTCTTGTTGTTCGCGAGACAATGGTCGTTTTTGAGCTTCTTATTCAGAAGATCCGCGCGGTGAAGGGTGCACTGGGTATCACTCAGGCATGCGGCCGTATAAAGACTGCCACGCTGGATGAGTCCGGACAAAACTGGCTGGTCACCATCGAGGATGAGATGTCTTTTGTCGCACACGATTTCATCCGGTGCCAGGATTGGACGAATGGTACCCTTAAAGGCTATTGGGTCGAGATATCCGAAATACGCAAGATTGACGGTGTTGATACAATCGTCATACCTGTCAGTGAGTTCACCGGCGGTATAGGTTACACAGACGGCATGGAGGCTGTTGATCCGGCATTGTCGGGTATGACTACTCCGGCTGTCAGTGATGAGATTGTCCAGTTCGGTAACTCGAAGGATGTAAATCGTCAGAGTGCGATCTATCTGCATGCCGATGAAGGTGGACAGCCTGCAATCGATATTCTGTTTGGTATCAACAGCAAAAGTTTTGCCGGTTGTACGAAAATCCGTATGGGCGGTGATATTCCCGGAACAGACGGGCTTAAGGGTTTCTATTGCGAAAATGGTATGATCAAAGGTACAGACTCTAAAGGGCATGTCGTTTACTGTATCTATCCGGACGGTACTGCTGAGTTTGGAGACGGATCAGCCCGATTTGCTACAGATAGATCAGGTCACATAGCCGGAGGTGCCATTTCGTGGTATTGGGACGCATCGAAAAAAAAATATGTGTGCTCCATGAAGGGAGTGGTCTTAACGTGGGATAATCTGGACGAGGAAACAAAGGAAAATCTCAAGGGCGAACCGGGTAAAGACGGGCAAGACGGTACGAATGGTACTGACGGCAAAGACGGTACAAGCCTCATTTTTATGGGGGAATTCTCTTCTGCTCCGGCAAATCCTCAGAACGGATACTGGTATCGTAATACTACCGACAAGAAATGCTACGTATACCAGGATGGCGCATGGTATGTGATGACTGAGGATGGTAAGAATGGTCTTGACGGAGAAGGAAGCATCTCTGCTGATCTTGACGATGAAATGCAGTCTGTAGCTTGCTCTCTGGACGGGACGGTGGTATTCGGTTTACCTGTCACAACAACATTCTCTATGTTCTACGGAACAACCGAGCTTCCTCTTGATTCTCTTTCTGTAGGCAGCATCACAGGCGTGACAGCAACGGCTGATCGTAGCACAGGGATAGTTAAGGTAACAGCTATTACTGCTGCGGTGGCTGATGTAATTCGTATACCCATAACGGGACGGGTAACATACAAAGGTTCTCAGTATGAACGTACCCTGCATTTATCGATAAACAAAGTGAAGCCGGGGGAGAATGGAGAGGATGGGACTGACGGAACAAATGGTCAGAACGCGGTCATTTACTCGCTTCAGCCATCGACCAATATCATAAAGAGAGATGCTGACGGGAACAGTGATGTCTCGAATATATCCTGCCGGGTGATGAAGACCGACGGAGCTTCTACTGTCGTATCCTCTCTGCCAGTTGGCTACTCAATGGATTATATTATAGACTCAGGAAATGCGACTAGCTATACTCCGGATAAGCAAATATCCGTCTCCGGGATAACAGATAAGATACAGTTCCGGCTTTACAATGAAACATCGGGAGTAGTACTGATCGACCGCGAAACGATTGCTGTTGTCTCAGACGGGAAGAAGGGGCTTGACGGTATAAATGGTGAAGATGGTAAAGACGGGCTCAGTATTACGTGGAAAGGGGATTTATCAAGCGCTCCTGCCAATCCTCAAAAAAACTGGGCTTATCGCAATACCAGTAATGGTATCGTCTATATCTATAACGGCGCCGCTTGGGAGTTGATGGTTGCGGACGGTCAGGACGGAACAGATGGTACTGACGGCACGGATGGCCTGAGTGTTTTCATTACATACCATGACAGCGAAGATGAACCATCCCGTCCGACCGGAAGCGGGACAAGCGGAGGATGGCACACTAACGCAACAAAAGATGTTGTCTGGATTTCTCAGAAGGTCGCTTCAAGCGCTTCTTCCGGCACATGGGGTGATCCTATACGATTCAAGGGATTACCGGGTAAATATACGGAGCTACGGTATAAGTATGCTTTCGGAAAGCCTGCTACGCCTACCGGTACAAATCCGGCAGGATGGTCCCTTTCTCCGGATCGGGAGGATATTACCTTCTCTTATTCGGGTAACTTTACAAAAGACGGTGATTACTATGTCTCTCCATCTCCTACATCTCATTCCTCGACATACAAGCAAAGAGTGTCGTTTACGACAAGAAGGGCTAATCAGATGATACATATAGAGATTGATGTATCATCCGAGCAGAACTACGACAAGGGTATTGTAGAAGCCCTTGATATGTCCTATCACATGGACAACGAACATGCCTGGGTGGGAAGTGGAGTAGCCAGTGCCGTGGTAGATATTGCGGTTCCTACATCTGGCAGCCACTTTGTGGAAATCGTATATACGAAAGACGGCAGTGGAAGCAGTAACGAGGACAGGGTAAAGTTCCGCATGCTCGATCCTATTACCTGTTGGTATTCCACCGCGGTGATTGATGGTGAAACGACTCCTTCCTGGAGCGAACCTGTCATATTCCCGACAGACTCCAAGACCGAGGAGCAGGTCTACCTGCTTGCTAAGTCTAAGCGGGATGTTATTGACCTCCCGACATCCAACGAATACGTTAATGAATACATTGGCGATGCTCCTGAATACAGTAGCTCAAAATTCTATTCGGCAGGTAACATAGTCAAATACAATAATGTATACAAGGTAGCTATTCAGGCGCATTCGGGGATTGCTCCGACCAATGAAGCATACTGGGAAGATGTGCTATGGTGGGTGGATAATCCTCGTGGCGCATCGGAAACTTATCCTTATGAGTACACTTGTGAACGTACTCTACAGGATGGAAAGTGGGGAGAGTATAAGAATTATCACCTGTTTGGGCATTACGGGAAGGACGGCGAACCGGGAGAGGATGCAAATCTCCTTCCCTGGGTAGAAGATTGGAACAATAATAAAACAGAAATAGGTGGAGAATACCTTATTTCACCTAAGATATTTTCTGGAACCAAGGATAGCAGTGGGAAACTGACCGGTATTGCATTAGGAAGAGATTGTATTACAGTCGATGGAGAGAAAAGAACGGGAATCTTTGCTCTTGTGGGTGGAAATATTGTATTTAAACTTGACCCAATATCCGAAGAGTATGAGTTTCAGGGTAGTGTGGTGGCAGATTCAATTACAATGAAAGATTTTGCACATCTTTCACAGGCTATATTTAAAGGAGACTTTATGTTCTCTCAACAAGGAATAGATGCTGATGGGAATCCAACCTCCAATTATCAAGAATTTAATCAGGAAAATCCGCAGGGTGGGAATTTTAAACCTAATCTGGCATTCAATCTTAAAACAGGGGATCAATATTCGAATGGGGGACATGTATATGGATTTGCGACCAATACTCCTATACAAGCTAATGGTACTTCAGTAGATCCCGACAAGGTTGCTTACAGTAAAGTGAACATATTATTTAGCGGAACTTCTTCCTTGCGTTTGCCTAATGATAAGAAGTTTGATGGAGTTGAATTCACAATTGTAAGTACTGCTTCCCGATCATTTGATGGTAGTGCAAATATTTATAGGGAAGGTGGAGGAGATACTAATTACTCAGCTACAGGTATACACTACAAAGGTGTAGAAATTAGGACGTGCTATATGAGATCGGAAGGGTCATTTATAAGGTTGATCGCTCATTGGAACGGTTCTAAATTAAAATATTACGTAGTCGGTCATAGTGATAATTTTGCCATGATTGAGCCTATTTTAAACACTCAAGGAACAAGTGCAACACTGGGTATATGGTTTGTAGATCGAGTTTATACATCAAGTACTAGCATGCGAGTCTATTATAACGATATTAATTTATTCTTATTTATGCTCAACGTGTATAGTGGAAAAGACGCTCCTAATACTGGTGGTTTAAACTTTACTTCTCCAAGTAGTTGAGTTTTGTTCAATGTATAACAACAAAGAATCAAGATAATATATATGCGAGTAAAAGGAACGATAATCAAAGCAGTCATCTCCATCGACCTTCCTTCTGGATTGACGATGGACGATATAGACTTCTCATGCCGCTTCTTTGTCTATTACTGTTCGAATGCGTCACAGATAATAAAGAAGTCCGAGATGATCCGCGTCAATGAGAATAGCTACACCTGCTACATAGACACAAAGATAATCGGTACGGGTGAAATATGGCTTGAGACTACGGCTTATCTCCCAGACTCTGATTACGAAAGCGGTACAAGAGTAGAGATAGACAAGATAAATACTGGCATAAAGACGGTGTGACATGGGATGCATATCTGTACATATAGAGGCGATTAAGGGCATTGGAAATGTATCGGTCAAGGCTGATGAGATGAAGGTTTCCGCTTCGGCAACGGGCATGAAGGTGTCGATAGGAGTTGTCTGTGATGTTGGTAAGCAGGCTTATTTAAAGGTGGACCCTGAATATATATGGCTGATGCCTTCGAATAACTTTTTGGATAACGTCGATGTGTTGTCCAATGTAGTATGGCAGGCTGTACAGGAAGAATGATATAGTTAATTGAATTGTTTTATTTAAATGTTGTATTATGGCAAAACCTAGTTGGTTAAAATTAAATCCGTCTACCGGATCTGGTAACGGAACAATTGCGAATAGCGCGGACGCTCATACTGGGCGTACAGCTCGTACTGGTACAGTAACGGTTACCGGTGTTGGTGTTTCCACTCCTTCAACTTATAAGGTGACTCAATCTCCGAAATCTGAGTTTGCTTCTTTTGATAACGGTTCGGAAATGTCTGCTCCCAAGACAGCGGGTACTGTGACCGTAGAGGGTAAAACAAACTCTTCGAAATTGACGTTTGCATGGGCGGGGAGTGTAGTTGATGTTACCTTGCCTGCAAAGTATAATGCCAATGGAACGCAGACTAACAATGCGGCTACTATCTCTGGTGATCCGGGAGCTACCGCAGAGTTTCCCTTTTCTATTGAATTGGAATTTCCTAAAAATGATACTATCGAAGAGGTCGTTAGAACCTTAAAGGTGACGGCCAATGGCGGACAAGCTGCTCAGATTGCTATCAAACAGGCTGCCGGTGATGCTACATTGTCTGTTTCTCCGGCTGAGATTACTATTCCTCAGAGTGGATCTGCTGTATCCGTTAATGTTACGTCTAACACTTCTTGGACTGCTGCGTAATGAGCATACAGATTCCTTGGAAAGAAGGAGAAGGCAACATCGTTATCACTCCCGGTTCCAATGGGACCGCAAGCGCATCAAGCGATGTTGCCAACGAAGGACTCGACAGGGAGCAGACTGTTGTGTTTAGGACAACTAATAGTGGAGTACAGGCATCTGTCTCCACTACCATCTCCCAGATAGGCAAGAGACAGGTGTTTGCTGTTGCTGAAGGACGTTTCTTGCTGTCGGATGGAAGTACGTTTAATGTGATTAAAAAAGAGTTTGCATGAGTGATTATAATAGCGGATTTACAGGAGATAGAGTTGTAGAATTGCTGAACATGATTCCCAACTTGGCAAAGGCAGACTTGTCTAACGCTATGACTCTATCCTTGGGCATGAACGGATATGCTAAGTTTAATAATGGTTTATTGATTCAGTGGGGATACAAGTCAAGCTCAAGCAACGACACCTATGTGTATTTACCACTATCATTTTATAATACCAGTTATGTTCCTGTGATTACCTACTACGAACCGGGCAGCGGTATGAATGTTGTTTCTGGTTTTATAATATCGGTAGGTACAAACCTTTTTAGAATACGTAGTAGATATGCCGTTGGGGATAGTAATGGTACTGGCGCGGGAACTAATCCTTTTTATTGGATAGCCGTTGGGCGTTGGAAATAAATAATATTATGGCAAAATATTGGAAACAAGGATTCTACGATGAGCCACAAGAAGGTTCAGTAGAGATAACGGAAGAATACTGGCAGGAGTTGCTGGACGGTCAGTCATCCGGAAAGGAAATAAAGGAGAACGAAAGCGGCTATCCCGTATTGGTTGATCATGAGTATACCCTTGATGAACTAAAAGAGATGAAGATAGCGGATATTAATGCTTATGACAAGTCAGACGCTGTGAATTCATTCACTCTCTCCGGAAAGAGAATGTGGCTTACCAAAGAGGACCGCGTAGGTCTTGTTAACTCAATCAATATTGAGAAGCAGGCCGGAAGACTGGATACCGTTTTATGGTTTGATGCGGTAAAGTATACGATACCTGTTTCAAGTGCTCTCCTTATGCTGAACTCATTAGAGTTATACGCTCTTGATTGCTATAATGTGACGCAGCAGCATATTGCTTTCGTTCGGGGATTGCAGACGGGAGAGGAAGTCGAGTCTTACAACTACAAGACCGGTTATCCGAATAAACTAGAGTTTTCATTATAAACAGATAAAACTATGATTTTGGCAATACTATCATTATTGGTTTTCGCATCTTATGTTGGTGTGATGATTTACAAGACAAAGGGTATCCCTTATTCTATTTCCGATACCTATTACATTCTGAGTAACAGGTATTGGTTCGGTATATGCATGATTCTCCCGTCTTTGTTGTTGCTTCCGGCCGCATTGGATGCAAGTACAGAAAACAGTCAGTTCCTGATCTTTCTTTCTGTAGTCGGAATGATTGTATTGGGAGTATCCCCGAATTTTAAAGGAGCACACAAGAAAGCTCATATAGCCGGCGCGGTGATGTCGCTTGTATTCTCCCAAATATGGGTAGGATGCAATTCGTGGTATTGGCTGCTGCTATGGGCTGCATTTCTGATCTACGCGATAACGTTTGTAGTCAAGAATTGGTCCGGAAACCTTATATGGGACCTGACGGCATGCAAATCGATGTTCTGGATTGAGTTAATTTCATTGCTAACCGTTTACTTGACTTGTTTGCTATGAAGGAAGCTATAGTACATACAACTACAGGCGGATTTGCGGCAATCGCTACCGCATTTGTTTCCGAGTCATTGCAGAATATGATTCCGTGGCTGATTGTATCATGCGCGGTAATCCTTTGTGATCTTCTCTTCGGTGTCAGAAAAAGTATGCTAATGGGTGAAAAAGTCAGATTCTCTCGTGCAATTCGCGCTACTATGGGAAAGATGGTTACTTATTTTGCTTTTGTCTGCATGGTCTGCATGATCACTGTGGCAAGTCATAGCGAATATCCTATCGATGTATATTCCTGCTTATTGGTATGCTTTATTGAAGGGTGTTCGATTGTCGGCAATATATTGAAACCAAAGGGGATCAATATAAATGTAATTGGAGCTTTGGGAGTCTTTGGAAAGAAGGTGTTCAAGGTTGATAAAGAAGATGTGAAGGAGATTATAGAAAAGGAGAAGTAAGTATGAATTTATACACTATTATTTATGTTCTTCCCTTTTTGCTTTTTATCATACTCTATGCATTTGCGGAGAATAAGCCCAAAAATGGCAAAAGGAGTGTAAAGAATCGCAGAAGCTTGAAGAAACGTAGTTAAAGCATGTTCATATCCTAGGATGTAATCTGAAGGAGATATAAGTAATTTAGACGATGTCACTAATATGGGAAGAATTAGTATAAAGGCTTCTAGTTTGTATCTTCTTTTTGATATAGAAGAACATAGACATAACCATATAAAAGAAAAGTAAATGGATAATATAGAAGAAGTTGCCGTAAATATGATTTGCAAATATACATCGAGAGATTTAAACTCTGGTATATATAAATACAAAATAGAAAAGCATAGTGGCAGTTGTATGCAAAATCCTGTAAATACATTCTTTTGTTCAGCGTTATAGCTTTTTATTAATTCTGAAATATCCATAGGTGTATCATTTTTTGCAAAAGTAATAAATTATAAAATAGAAAATGAATATGATAAATAAAATCAGCGCACTAGCCGGCAAGCTTCTATCCATGATAGGCATAGACGGCATGGTCCACATTATAGTATGCCAGAATTTGGTTATGTGGCTATCAAAATATATTCCGCTATGGTTAGCGGTCGCTATAACCGTTGCGATCTTTATTCTGAAGGAAATATACGACAAGTATTGTAAGAAAAGCGAGTTTTCCATCAAGGATATTATCTGTGATTGCGGAGGTTTGGCGTTGGGAGTATTAACATTAATTTTATAGGAGGAAACATATATGGCAGATGTGAAGAAATTGGCACCGTTTATTCTAAAATGGGAAGGCGGTTTCGTTAATGATCCGGATGATTTGGGAGGTGCTACTAATATGGGTGTAACAATCGCTACCTATGAGGCGTATTGTAGAAAGAAAGGCTATCCTAAACCGACTATAGAGAGACTAAAGAATCTTTCCAAGGAGGAATGGACAGAGATATTGAAAACTATGTACTGGGATAGATGGAAGGCAGACGAGATCAAGTCTCAGTCGGTCGCTAATATTTTAGTTGATTGGATATGGGCCTCCGGTATCCATGGTATCAAGATTCCGCAGGAATTGGTTGGTGTAATGCCGGACGGAATTGTCGGACCAAAAACTATAGCGGCAGTTAATTCTAAGAATCCACGCGAGTTATTCGATCGTATCAAGATTGCCCGCTTTGATTTTATAGAAGATATCTGCCGGAAGCGTCCCGCAAACAACAAGTTCAAACGCGGGTGGCTGAACAGAGTTAACGATATCAAATTTGAATCATAATAAGAGGAGAAATAATCATGAAAGAAACAGCTATAACCTTTACGAAGGGTGCGAAGAACTATGTAAGCGATGCCGTTCAGGTAAATTCTGCGGAAGTAGGATTGCAGATTACATTTGAAAAAGGCGGTAAGCTTTGGGTGTATATAAGCTATGACGGAGAAAACTTCTCTGTTGTAGAGAGTAGAAATTACGATAGGAAATTCGCTCGTCCGATCGTCGGCCTTATCCCCGGGCAATATCTCAAAATCGAATGTGAAACGGAACCGGTAAAGGCTTCTATCTTTGAATCAGAAGAGTAATGAACGCAATAGGATTAAATCCAATTAAGCTTGATGCGATAGGGCTTGATCCTATTCGCATGAATGCGATACGCTTGGGAGTTCCGGGAGCTTCTTCGGACTCCGGTCGTCCCTACATCGACCCCGAATTACTCAGCCACGTCAAGATGGCTATATCCACCTGGGGCAAGACTAACGACGACCCTGACCGGGCTGTCCTGAAGGACTTGACACCAAACGGGAACGACATGCGCCTGCTGAACTTCGGATTTGCGGAGGGCAGTGGGTATGGATTACCGGGAACCGACTTCGAAGGCTGGCTATGTACAGACGGAGTAGACGACATGATCGTCAGCGAAAAGACCGTTGACGAAATTATAGGAGATAGCAAGGAATGTACTGTCATTAGCATAATTAACTATATTTCCGATATAGGCTCTGATCATGTCAATGTATTGGGCAAAAGGTTTATCCGGAATAATATGTTCGAAAGGAATGGCCTTAATGGCAAATATTATATTTGTGGATATACGTCCTCAAGTATTAACGAGATAGGAAATGTTACGGTTGTCAATGATATTTTAGGAGATAAGAATGATTTCACTGCTAGCTATCCTACAGCTGCTGGAGTTGCTGATTATTTTTCAGTTATCGGATGGCTTGATACAAATAATGTTCCTCGAAAATGTGTTAAAATTGCCTACGCAGGTGGCTTTATCGCTAACAAAGCCCTAACCACCGACGAAATCAACCAGATTATAGCTTACTTCAACTTAGACCGTCCGGGACAGATCATCAAGCCTCAGTTATACTACAACATCAAGAAGCAAGGTATCACCAACGATAACCACGCAGAGTTTAACGATCAGTTGATTGACTTTGTAGGAGGTCACAACATCCAGTTGAATAACGTCGGCTGGGAAGGAGAGAGTGGTATCAATAGCTATCCGGTTGTGTTTGGTGCTAATAAAACTTGGAATGTTATTAGAGCTAATGATGGTATTGATTGGAGATATACATTATTAGCAAATAAAATAACTATCTATAAGATTGAGTCATCTAATAAATCGCTTATTTATAGCTATGTTCATACTGCAAGTGTATCTAATAGCATGACTGTTCCTGCATTTAAAATTAAAGTAGATGGATTAAAGGCGGAAGAAAGTATAATATATGATTATATCTCTAGTGATAATACAGCTAAAAGTAGTCGTATTATTATAAGAGATAATGGTTTGTATGATCTTCCTGTTAGCGTCCCTATACAGGTGACAGAGATAACACCTGCATCAGTATTAATTGGTTTTACTATTGCATTGAATGATAACGTAAGTAAAGAAGGTTTAACCATCGAAGTCCTCCCCACCATCGAACACGCTCTCAGCCTAGACGGAATTAACGACTTCGGCAAGGTAACCGGTCTCCCTGTTTTGAAG